GTTGAATGGATACCAGCTCGTCACACCGCCGGTCGTGTTCGGATAGGCGTTAAAAGTCAGCCACAGACTGCCGTTGACATCGGTGCCGATGCCGCAGCCGGAACCAATGTAAATCCATGCTATCTGCTGTACGTTGCCGTTGCCGTCCTGGGCGACGAGATACGCTGCAGCCTGATCCAGTTCGGCCGTGGTGAGGACGCTGCCATCGGCATAGCCGGCGCGCGTATGCATCGCGGCAAATGATGCGGGAGGCGGTGACGGATTGGCCATCGCGAGAACACCTTTGTCAGTTTATGCTTTGTGAAGACTCAGTTCGTGGTGACGGTGACCGGGCCCTCGGCGCTTGACGCGCCAATAGAGTTCACGGCTTCCAGTTCGTACAGATATGCATCGCCGGTCATCGCAGTCGTGTCGTTGTAACTCGTTCCGACTGCGGTATCGATGATCGCGTAGGACACACCCCCGACAAGTTTGCGAAGGATATTGTAATACAGCACGTTGTCGCTCGACGGATTCGTATTCCAATGGAGGTAGTTGAAGCCGTTTCCTGACGGGCCTTTGGCCTGCCCGGTGAGCCCCGTTGGCGTGGACGGTACACCGCCCGAACCGCCGCCATAACCCGACCCCGATGGTGTGTAGGTGTAAGCGGTGAGACCCGATATGTCCTGCAAACCCGGATAATTGCCGCCGAAGGCCGTATATGACGGCAGTTTGATGTAGATGGTCTGCCCGATCGCCCAGGACGGCAAGTCGACCTTGAACGTCGCATCATCGAGCCGCGCGAATTGCGCGCCGGTCGAATGCGATCCGGCGCTTGTTCCGTACAACCCCCTGTAAAGCGTGGTCAGCGCATAGTGATACGGATTGTTCCAGTTGTAGGTGATCTTGACGCCCTTTCCGGCGTCAGCGGCATTGAAGGTGTAGTTCCCGGCGGAATCGTGCGTGTACTGGCCAGGGCCCGGTGTGCCTGCGGTATAGGTGAGCGAGCCCCCACCGATGGTGTAGATCACGCCACCGTCCGATACCCAGGTCGGCGCATTGTTCACCGCAATGAGATAAGGCGTGACCGACGGGATGGTGTGGGCTTCGTTCGTCGCGGTCTGCGATACCAGCGTCGCGGTCTGGAAGCTCAGCAGTTCGCCGCCGACATAGCAGAGCGTTGTCCCGTTGGCGGCATCGCCCGACGAGACGGTTTCCAACGTTCCCTGCGATTCCGACAGATCGACGTACAGTGTGTTCGTCGTATCCGGGTTTGAGCCGCCGTAGGACGCCAGATTGGCCGTCAGCGCGCCAATCCGTCCCCGTTCCGTGATATCGCCGACATGCTTGTAATTCGTGTTGTCGGTCGAAAGCTGGACCTGCGCGCCGCCCCAATGCGGATCGAATGTGCCGGCACCGCCGCATGCTACAATCCACACCTGCGGGGTGCCGGAAAGCGCCGACGATGGCTCTACGATGACAGGCGTCGATACATTCGATGCCGTCTGGCCTTGATCCGGGATGGTATGGCCCGTGGCCTGGCCATTGCCGTAATTGCCGGATACCGTGGAAGAGCCAGGAATGTACTTTTGCAGCACAACCGTCAATTCGCCATTCTCGTCTTCATTGACCGAGAGCACGCGGCACATCTGATTGATATAACCGATGGCCGGATCGGTTACGGGAATGAAATCCATCGGCTCAAGCAGAATGTATTCCCGGCTCAGCTTGATGGTGACCGTATTGCGCCATAGCTGCTGCTGCTTGAGCAACAATTGCGCGCACAAAAGCCCGTTCGTCTGGCCGAGGATTTCGTGCGCCTCGACCGATGGCATGATCTTCGGCGCCCCGGCCAGTTCCATGGCGTTCTGGCTTCGCGCCTCGACCGGAACGTAGGAGAACCAGCCGTCGTCCATGGTTACTTCGAGACGGACAATGTCGTATGTCTGCGACGGGTCTGTACGATCCACCTTGACCGGATCGCTTCTGGAGTCGCCGACGAAATCGTCATCGTTCAGCGCCCTGGAATAGACCGGCGTCAAATTCGGCGTGTAGGTGACGCCGTTTGCACTGATGACCGCATCGCCATAGGGAATGAATTTGAGGCTCTTCCCGCTCCATACCCCGGCGCAGTTTCCGATCTTGAGCCAGCGGTCGAGACTGGACTGAAACGTCTCGGTCGAGTCCATCTTGAAGATGAAACCGAGCCCCAAGGCCCGCCAGTAGGTCTGCGCGGCCGCGTCGTTTCCGCCACCACCGGTCAGAAGGGTCGCGGTGTTGATCGCCGATGACGGGAAGTTCCACACGCCGTACTGCGTGTTCGTCAGGCAGTCCTGGATGAACAGCGCCATGTCGGCGGTCGGAATGCCGGACGGGAAAGCGGCAGCGAGTTTCGGATACGTCGTGGCGTTGATGGTGGAGGGATTGCACCATGTCGCCTGAAATCCGCTCGTCTTCTGCACCAGCATTTCGTGATTTGGTACAGAGGCGGAAGAGCCGAGATCGTAATTCGCCCGCGCCAGATAGGCGATACCGGGATACCCGTACGGTGCGTCTCCCGAGAAGCCATTGTCGGCAAGATAGGACCACGGTGCTTGATAGGGAAACGCGCCCGTGAAGAGCGTCATTCCCAGATCTGTCAAGTCCTTGAGCGTGGTGCCGTTGACGAAAACCAGCGGTACGCCGTCAACCTGCCCTTCGCAGAGCGCCATTTCGACGCTCGCGGTGTAGTCCTTGCCGCCGCCCTTGCCGCCTTTGCCGGCCAACCGCATCGCAGCCCAAACCGCCGCGCGAATGGGGGAGGCTATCAATGACCAGGGCGATTCGGATTTGGCCCCCGCCGCATCGCCAAGGCCCTTGCCGCCGTTGGCGTCGTGCGACTGGAAATTGACCGCATCGATGACGTTGGGCGCCATCTTGACGGTGCCCCCGATGACCGGCCGGGGAAGCGTCCATACCGCCGTCTGAATCTGAATGCCGGTGTAGTTCGGCTGCTGATCGTTTGTGCCCTGGCCTCCGATCAGGAATCCCTTGCCGCCGCCGCGCGGACGAAATGCAAAGGGCGCAACCAGCGCCAACACGCTGGCGTGAGATAAAAGGTGAGCAATCATGCCTGAGCGCCGTCAGGCCACGCGCTGAAAAAACGCCGCGGATGTTTCTTTGCGTCCGTCATGACGCCAGGCAGATCGACATTGGCTTCGGTTACGATTCCCTCTTCCGCGAAAGCGTGAATGACGTACGGCCATTCCGTGACGATGCCGGCATGAGCGAATTGCCGCCCGATGCGCCAGAGGATGATATCGGCCGGCTGCGGCTCACCGAATATCTCGTGCCCGCGTGCCAGCAATTGTTTCAGAAAGATCGGTTCGTCCTGATGCAGAAACCATGTCCGCGAATAGGGCCGTGGATCGAAAGGTTCGACAACGCCAACCTTCACGTAACAGGCGACAAGCAGCATAGCGCAGTCCACGCCGGCGCCTTTGAGGCATTGGCTATGTTGCCAGGGGGTTTTCTTCCAGCTTCGCGCTTCCGCGACAACGGCCGCTCGCTGCTCAGCTTCGCTTTGAGACATCCGCCGCCAGGCCAGAATTGCTATACAATGTCGCTACGCGGTCCACCTTGCTTGCGGCGCGCGCGATGCGGGCTCCCTTTGTTTCTGTCTCGCTCTGGCGCGCGTCCAGTTCCGCCTGTTCTTTCGCAAACAGCACATCGGCCAAGCGTCCCAAGCGAAAACGGACGAGTTCGTCGGTCAATTGCTTAAACGTACGCCCAACGATTGGAGGTCTATTGCCGCCCAGTTTGTCGCTCTTATTCGCAAACTCTTCCGCATCTTCGCGCTTCGTGAAGACGCCAATGCACCGGTAGTCACCCAGCGCGCGGTCGAACGTAAACACGCAGGAAAGCAGTTCGCAGCGTGGCGCTTCCATGATTGCCCTCATTTCTCGAACGAATTGCTCTGGCATCGTGCAGCAATGATGCAGCACGGCCGGTCGGTCGTCAGGCACGTATTCGCCGCCACTGTGGTACATCAATAGCTCGTCGCGGGTGGCGGGACGCGCGGGCATCCGCCGAAGTGCTGCAGATTGTTGAACGATGCACAACCGACATTGCCGGAGATCTCATTGCCGTTTGTGTCAAGTCCACTGGTATGGTCGCAGCCCGGATAGGCGGTGAACGTGTCTCCCGCCTTCGGCGCGCTCGGCAACGCCCCCGCAATGTACGAATGCCCGGAATCCGAGGTGTCAACCTGAAAGCTTTGGCCGTTGAGCACGCCCGACGTGAACGTGATCGTACCCTGGTTCGGCTGCGGCGCCGTAAAGGAATTGCTCCAATTGACGACCTGAACCGTAGAGCCCGAAAGCACAGTTCCGTTCTTGCCGAAGAACGATTTGGTGAGCGTGCAGCCAGGACCGTACAGTTTCCACTGGCAGGTCGGGCCGTAATTGTTCCGTGGAAAATCGGTGTTGAGCCGGACCAGAAGCGATTTGACCTTCATCTTCGCTTCAGTGCGGCCGATCTCGGAAATATCGGCGATCAAGCCATAGAAAAGCGTGACGTAACCGATGGGAACCACGTTAGGCGTAGCGCTTGGCAGGAATGCCAAATCCCGCTGCAATGTCGCGTAGTCGAACATGCCCTGCTCAAGGGCTGTCATGAACGGCACGCCGTCGATCGTGTCTGCCGAAGGCCCCCAAGCCGGTCCGGTGTAAGGCCCTTCTCCCAACTCCATATGCGCGAGTTCGCCGGCATTCAAAACGCCGGAAGTGATCGCACTCCCGCTCTGCGGAAAGTATTGCGGCGGCGATGCGGCAATCGTGATGTCCTGTTCGTCCACGTCCACGCCGATCTTGGACGAAAACCGGAGTCCGGAAACCCGTACTGCGTTGGCGAGAAAGATACAAATAGGCGTGTCACTGGCCGCAAGCTTCATATCGCCGAGCCATCCCAGCCCGAGCACGCCGGTCTCCACGTCGGCGATGTAGTAATCGTAAAACGATATCGGGTAATCGGCGTTGGTGTAGAACGCCTGCGTGCCGTTCGCGAGCGTGAAGGTGAAGCAATCCGCCGTAATCAGCGTCGGTTCGATTGTTCCCGCGATGACGCCAGCAAGATAATTCGCAAGCTGGCCTGTTGAAGCGCGCACTACGGGTACTTCACGGTTTGAAATGAAAGCTTATCGACTTCCCAGAGGTATCGCGCCTTGTTGACGAATTCAAGCGAGTCTTCCGCAAACCGTACACGGAAGTACCACTGATAATCCGCCGTTATGATCGCCCCCGCTCCGGGAATGTGGCCGCCCGCAAACGTGATAACATTCGGATAGGTCGGATTCCACGCCGTGCCGCGCACCTGCGGCGTGCCATCGACATAGACATTCGCGCCGTTCGGCTCGATCTGCCCCACCGGCTCACTGTACGCCGGATTAAAAGCTCCACCGTCCAAAAAGCGCATGCAGGTGAAGCTGGCTGTCGAGCCGTCTCCGACCCCGATCTGCGCGCCGTACACCTGCGAATCGTTCTGATCGGCGGTGTATTTCGATTTCATCAGGCAGAACGGGTCGAACTGCCCGGCTCGGTTGAGAAAGAATGCCTGAAGCCTCTGCAGGGATTGCTTGCCGAGATTCCAGTCGGTTTCCTTCGGTGAAGAGGACAGGTTCGTGTTCTTCAGCTCGATCGCATAGAGCGGATATTTGAAGTTCTGGAACCGCACCTCACGGCCGGAAACGTGCTTTGACACCCGCGTCGAGGTAATCGGCGTTTCGGTCCCGCCCCAGGTAAAGCCGCGGAAGTAGGGGAAAATCTGGCTGCTCATGCCGCCTGGTTTGCATCCCGACGATTGACGCTTATGTTCATCGAGACGCCCTCAAATGGGGAATGGGACTATGCAATGCGCGTTCTGCAAAGAGGAAATGAACGCTGGCGCAACTGTCTGTAAGACATGCGCGCGAGAGCAACCGACATCTACGAAGCGGCGTTCCGATCGCAATCAACGAACGATCGCCATTGTCGTTTCTGCCGTCGCAGCGTTTGCGGTAGCCGCTTTCAGTGCGTGGAAACTGATTGATATGTCCCTGAGGGCCTCAGCCGTACAGAGAATTGTAGAATGCGCGCACCTTCATGGTGACAAGGATATGAACACTGCGTTCGTTAACAACGAGATCGACGTAGGGATTGAACAAACCGGTAAGGATTGGCGTGCCGGGGCCCAATATGCGGCCTTGCTGATGCTGCGGTCTGGGCCGCAATCTGTCGGCACGTGTTTTATTACGCAGGAACCGCTGTTCTCGAACTGACACCATGGCAGCGCCTAGCGCGTGCGCCGCCCAGCATTCCTCACTGCGTTCTTAAACATGCTCTCGAACTTTCGCCTCGCCTGCCAATCGTTAGCGATCATGTCAAAGTTCACGGCGTTATTGTAATTGTGCGTGT